GTTGTTAATACAAATTTACCAGATGACGAAGAGCTGACTATAACTATTGCTATTCAAGCTGGTGCAGCCGCTGCTAAATCATTAGTGGTTGATTATATAACTGCGATTATTGAGCGGTAAATTTAACTAATGTGGGCCTTCGGGCCCACACGTTCTTGATTAAGGAGGGAACATGGCAGACACAGTAACGGGACCAACAATCCTACAACAAAACGACAAACGAGTTACAATTAAAATAGTTGTACAATCTGATGGAACAGGTGGCACAACTGTATTTGGTGATGTATCAGCTCTTGCAGCTGACGAACACGGTAATTCTGTTAGCACTTTATCTCTACAAAGAATATGGTGGTCGTGTGCAAACGGCGATGGCGGCGACGCTTTTGCTCGTTTAGATTATGAAGATTCAGATGGAGATATTCCGATCATAACTTTAATTGATTCTGGCTATTGGGACTTTAGAGAGTTTGGTGGCATACCAGCAAACACTAGTTCTAACTCTAACGAAAACGACGTAAACTTCGTTGTGGCAGCAGCAGCTGACTCTGGTAATTCGTATACTTGCATAGCAGAATTTCTTAAAAACTACTAAGGAGTAAAATATGGCTGTATCGGTATCTACAGATTTTAATCTGGAAGCCGCAGAGGTTATTCAGGAAGCTTACGAAAGATGTGGTTTACAGGAGATTAGCGGTAAAGATTTACGCACGGCTGTTCGCACCATGAACATTCTTATGTCCGAATGGGCAAACAGAGGATTAAACTTGTGGACAGTATCTCTTGGGACACAATCAACAACAGCTAGTGACAATGATTATGATTTAGATACAAATATTATTGATATACTAGAAGTTAATTTAAGAGACGCTAATAATCTGGATACCACGTTAACAAGGATCAGTAGAGCAGATTATCACATGCTTCCTAATAAATCATCTGAGGGAAAACCGTCACAGTTTTATTTTGAACGAACAACGACTCCTACTTTGTTTTTATATCCAACGCCTGACTTATCAACGTACAGCGTAAGATATTATTTTTTAAAGAGATTAGATGATATTGATGTTCCGTCAGACAATGCGAACGTACCATTTAGATTTTTACCTTGTCTGACAGCAGGAATGGCTTATTATCTGGCGATGAAAAAAGCGCCTGACAGAGTTTCTTTATTAAAAGCTGTTTATGACGAAGAGTTTAAAAGAGCAATGGATGAAGACAGAGACAGAGCTAGTTTTAGCGCTGTTCCTGGCAGGTCTTATTTCAATAATTACTAACCAGGAGGTTACATGGATAAGTTAAAAGCAATCAAAGACTGGGTAATGGCACTCGATAAAAAGAAAAAAATAGCTATTGCAGCGGTCGTTGTAATTATAATTATCGCAATAATAGCGTAATGGAACCAAGAGCAAGCACAGACTATATTGTTATCCATTGCTCGGCTACCAAGCCGAGCATGGACGTTGACGCTGAAACAATTAGGAACTGGCATGTTAATGAAAGAGGATGGCGTGATATTGGATATCACAAAGTCATAAAAAGAAATGGAGATGTAGAAGATGGTCGCGATGTTCGTGATTCTGGCGCACACGCAGCAGGATACAATTCTAAGAGTGTTGGTGTGTGCATGGTGGGTGGAATGGCTGAAGATAATTCTGCTGAAAATAATTTTACTCCACACCAGTGGGTAGCATTGATTATAGAGATTAAAAAATTATCTGAAATGTATCCGGATGCAAAGATTATCGGACACAATGAGATAAGTGAAAAAGAATGCCCATCGTTTGATGTGCAAAAATGGAAGGCGGAAAACTTATGATATTAGACGTTGTAAAACTAGCAATAGGTGCAGGTACGCACATAATGAAAAATAGACAGCAACGTAAGATGCTGGAGTCAGATGCAGCTATGTTGCATGCACAGAAAATGGCAAGTGGTGAAATCGAGTATCAAGCAGCCGTAAGACAATCAAACGACAAAGGATGGAAGGACGAATTCGTTCTTATTCTCGTGAGCGCGCCCGTGTTATTGTTAATATGGAGCGTATTTAGTGATGATCCAAACATACAACAAAAGCTAGATATATTCTTTGATAAGTTCAGCAACATGCCGTTTTGGTACCAAAGTCTGTTTATTGGCGTCGTCGCGTCGATATACGGCTTGAAGGGCGCAGATATATTTAAGAAAAAATGATTTGGATAATCTCAGCCATGTTGGTGTACCATGATGTACCACAGCCTGTGCTGACTGATTATACAATAAGATCGTTTGACACTAAGTATGAGTGTATAGAATACACATGGGAAAATAAAGTAGCGATGGTGGATACTTTATTAGACATGCATAGATACAAAGAAGACAAAGAGTTAAAAACTTTCGCTTTCTTTTGTGAAAATAGATATGTAAACTTAGACGAAGTGTAGTATAACCTACACAACAGGGACACTATGAGGAACAATTTTTATTTAGCGGTAGCTATATCTGTATTTTTTATATGCTTTGCTATTGGCTTTGCGATAGCAGATGTAACAGGCGCTGGTGCCACAACCAACACACAATCAACTACAGGATCATCAGCTACGAACACTGCAATCACTGGCGGTTATCACAGTGAGGCAACAACAAACTATCAATCAGGTTCGTCGTCATCTACGACTACAAACAACTCTACAACCAACAATAATAATTCCTATACGGGTGACACGCGTACAGTGCCATCTGCATCTGCTCCAGGCATCTCAGCGATGTCGCAAGATCTGTGTACTGTGGGTGTTGGACTTGGTATACAAAAGCCATTGATAGGTGGCAGTATTGGTATCACAAAGCGTGACATGAATTGTGAGAGAATGAAACTATCAAAATTACTTTTTGACTTTAACATGAAAGTTGCAGCTGTATCTATACTCTGTCAAGACAGCAGAGTGTTTTCAGCCATGGCTCATGCTGGAACCCCTTGTCCATTTAATGGCAAGATTGGTGACGAAGCACTAGACGAGTGGAATAAGTATGACAAACAAAGACCAGACTACGAAGAATATGTAGAGGCTTTGCGGTACATGGAGAAAATAGACAATGAAATATTGGAGGATATAGATGCTAAGGACAAGTATATACTTGATAGCAACGGCGAGCCTACTAACATTCTCCGTCAGTAAAGCAACTGAAGTAATATTAGAAGATACACCCAACGTTGGAGATACAACGACTATCACAACTATTACATCTGGTAATCCTGCAAGCACAGGCAACTTAGTCTCGCAAGACTTTGACGATGGTAGCTGGGTAGGCACAATGTTTCCTGATAGTTCTGACATCAACGAGTCGACCTGGTTGACCGGCAAAGATGGTAAGTATGCAGAAACAACAATAGACTCTGACGATCATTTGTCATTAGAAGAATTACAACTTGGTTTTACATCTACCTTTGGTGCGCAGATACGATGGTGGAACCCTGTCGAATCAACGGTCACGCTCACACAAACAGCAACCAATGGTGTTGACACGACAACACAGAGCACAACTTTTCATGACACAACAAACCACAACTACCAAACTAATCCATACTCAAACCAACTTACACTTGCACCAGACGCACAAAACCAACACGGCACACTTACTGTAAGATTTAGTTTTGATATACAGGGCAATAAAAACTACAACGGAGGCCACGCCGGCGTTGACGTGCGCGACCCAGTGGTCACTGTTGATTACAACACACTGTCAAGCACAACGTCTACAAGTGTCGTATATTGTTGGCAAAAGAACCCACCAACATGTCCTGGTCAAGACGAGATAGAAGATGTGCAAGAACAACTAGAACAGTTTGAGTTGATGGAGTTTACAATACCAGAAGATATATTTCTTGAACCACCACCAGAAATTGAATACACATTCAATCCTGTCTTTGAAGAGATAGAGGTTGTAGAGGAGTTTGACATAATGCCGATGGATGAATTTTTTTTTGAACCTGAGTATTTCGAAGAAGTTGTCATGGAAGAATTTATTCCAGTCGATGTTGTCATGGTTGAAGATGTAGAGTTTTTTGAGGAACTGCCATCACTAGAAATGTTCGAAGAGCTGCCTCCGATGGAGGAGGTGTATATGGAAGAAATAGTTATGGAGGAGATGTTTACAGAAGAATTCACAGAAGAAATGCAAGAAGAGTTTATCGAAGAGGTCTTTGAAGAAGTTGTGATGGAAACAGAACCTGAACCCATCGAAGAAAAACCTGCGATGGAAGAGATAAAAGAAGAACCAATTGAAGAGGAAATAGTAAATGAAGAAATTACAGAGCAACCCAGTAGCGAAGAAGTTGTTGCAGACGAACCAGCACCGACAGCAGAGATTGCCAAACAAGAAGAAGCAATCGAGGAGCCAACTCAAGAACAACCTAGCTCAGATGTGGAAGTTGATTTAGATATAAAA